GCCACAGCGTCAGGTTGGTAAGGTCATGGAGTTGTCTTGCGGTTTCGGTGGCTCTAAAGGTGCATTCGCTAAAATGGCTGAAGGCTATGGGGCTAAGTTCACAGAAGCGGAAGCCCTCGCTAACGTCAAGGCTTGGAGAGAGGCACATCCTAATATCGTTCGTATGTGGTATGCCGTAGCCGAGGCCGCTATGAGAGCCTTCATTCAAGCTGGGACTGTGGTCTATTCAGAAGAGGAGCGTGGCAAAGTATCTTTCTTCTATGATAAGGAGAATGACTTCTTACACATGAATCTTCCTTCTGGTAGATCGCTCAAGTATTTTGAACCACGTATTCAGTCAAAGATCAATCCTTGGACTGGGCGTGACCAGAATTGCTTGACAGCTATGGGAACTGATTCCTTCACTAAGAAGTGGATACGCTATGAGTTGAACCACCTCATCCTAACAGAAAACTTAGTCCAAGCTCTTGCTCGGGATAAGATGATGGAGGGAATGTTAAAGGCTGAGACAAAAGGATATAAGATTATCATGACCATTCATGACGAACTTGTCGCTGAAGTACTGGAAGATTTTGGATCTGTAGAAGAATTTGAGAGTATTCTTTGCGAGTTAGATCCATGGGCTACGGGGTTACCTGTATCAGCAGAGGGCTTCAAAGGTCACCGCTACCGCAAATAAAAACATTGACACAGAAGAGATTTACGCTATAATAGTAGCGTGGATAGACTAAGTCTACTTAGATATTATTTATTAACTTAACAAAGAGGAAAACACTATGACGAATGATACAAAAGAAGAATTCAACCCGGATCAATTCACTGGCCTTGCTATGTATGCATACTTAAGCAAACCCCGCCCGAGCAACAACCCAATGTTTAAAGATGCTTATGAAGTTGATTTGTTACTGGACACACGTGGCGTATCAGATGCTCAGAAGAAAGGATACAAAGTCCGTTCAGGCAACAAGCGTTATGACGAGTTCATCACGGAGAACGGTTTAGCCGCTAAAGGTTATTCGGGTCAATACATCTCGTTCAAGAAAGATGCTATTCGTAAGAAATATGAAGATGGTAACCCAGTCATCAAGATGGATGAAAAAGGTCGCCCCGTAATGGTGGATGGTAACGTGGTATTTGAACAAGAGCCAGCATTGCCCCCACGTGTACGTGACTCAGCCTCTCAACCAATCGAGAATGATGACGTTCCAATGATCGGTAATGGCAGCCTATTGCGTGTATTCACAACGCCTAAGAATGGCGGTACTCGTGCTTCGATGCGTGGAGAATGGGGTGCTAAATTGATTAGCGTTACGATCCTTCAATTGATTGAACGTCAACCTTATACACCTACCTCTCCGATGCCGACTAAGTTTGCTGACGACGATATGGATGATGAGATCCCCGCCTTCGCTAAGGGCTAAATAATAAGGGATCGCCTTAGGGCGGTCTCCTTCTATGTATGGCTACTTACAGTGCCGCTGACCGGGCTGAGTCCCTAGTAGGTTTATCGGGTTGAAAGAGTATCCGTTTAGGGCGCAATGTCTATCGACAATCCCTCAGATTGTACGACCCTCTGGAGAGAGTGTAAAATTTAGCCATACTTAGAAGGAGATTATAACCCATGTCAAAGAACTTCAATTCCCTAGTAACCGATATCTATTCTTATGTTTCCGGTAAAGGGCAATACCCCCTACCAACAGAAGATGACTTTAAAGAACTATCCGATATTCTAGCTAAGATGTGCGTCAGCCGTTTTAAAGAACGTATGGAACAGCAATCAGAAGAGCCTAAGTTTAAATTACGTATGTCCAATTATGGCTTAGGTAATCGTAAGCTATGGTACGAAAACAAGTATCCAAGTAATACCAAATATAAAGACAGCGACTTACTGAAGTTCCTTATTGGGGATATCTGTGAAGCTGTCCTTTTATTTATCGCCTCTAAGACAGGCCATAAAGTAGAGCATCTACAGAAGACTGTGGAGTTCGAAGGAGTGGAAGGCCACTTAGATGCTGTCATTGATGATGTCCTCATGGATGTCAAATCCGCTTCTAAATATTCCTTTACTAAGAAATTCCTCGATGCGGGTATCCTTAATGAATCAGACGACTTTGCGTATATCCCACAGATTAAAGGATACGAGGCAGCACTAGAAGCTGAGGGCGTTGAGATAAAGGAAACAGCGTTCTTAGCCCAGAACAAAGAAACTGGGGAGCTCTGCCAATTAACCATCCCTAAGAGTGTAGGGTATGATGCTAAAAGGAAGATTGCAGACGTAAGAGAATGCTTAGAAAAAGATACACCCCCTCCTGAGAAGTGCTATCCCGATCAAGAAGACGGGGAGCAAGGCAATAGAATTCTCTCTTCTAACTGCGGCTTCTGCCGATTTAAGAAGATGTGTTGGAAGGATTCTAACTATGGGTACGGGTTACGAGCATTTAAATATTCTAATGGCACAAAATACTTCACACAAATTAATAAACTTCCAAGAGTTGAGGAGATCGAAATTGAGTAATGTAATTCAAATAGGCCAATTCCCTTCTTTTGGGCATTTAGATGAGCGATCCCTAGATAACTTCTACTGGTTCGCAAAGTTCACAGAAGACATGGATAGATTTAACGGACACCCAATATCAGTAGGAAGAAGAATATGGAAGAGAGAGCTAGAAAAAGAGATGCAAAAGCGGCGATTAGCTCTCACCACCATTGGTCCGGCATATCTTTAGATTTCATACCTCTTGAGCACGAGGGCTTTATATACGAGGTGTACTACCTAGGTAAACTTATCTATGTAGGTAAGAAGTCTTTCTGGTCTAACGTGTCTATCGCCGTTCCGGGTAAGAAACGTAAGCAGAAGGTCGTAAAGGAGAGTAATTGGAAGACATATACAGGTTCTTCTATAGATCTAAATAAGGCTATCCGTAAGCTTGGTAAAGATAAGTTTATATTTAAAGTTGTATACCTAGCTAAGACCAAGATCGACCTTACCTATTACGAGGTTAAGGCCCAAGTAGAGAATGACGTATTAAACCATCCTGAGATGTTGAATGACTGTATCTTGGGTAAGTTCTATAAAGGTCGTGTATCTAAACTCGATAAAATCACTTGACATATTATCCTATTCAATTATAATGAATTATGGCCCGTGGTGACAGAGTAAATTTCCGATTTCATATAGCTAAATCAGGTTTCTTTAAGAGATTACCCTTGAAAGATCATAACTGCCCCACAGATACGGGCAGCGATTATGTTGCTGAAGTTAAGCTAATGAGAGCGGTATTAGATCAGGTTATTCATGACCTCGGATCAGGGGTTAAGACCATCAGAGAGGAAGCCGAAACATGGGTTGACCTTAGAAATGAAGACTTCCTTATTGTATGTGAGCTCGCTGATCTCGATACTACGGCTACATACTGGACTATTAAAACAACGCTAGACGCTCTTACTAAAAGTAAGAATCCAATGAAAGAGGTACTCTCTCAATTTGGTGTCAATAACGAAGATCAACTCGTCGTTAAAATCATAAATAAAGGAGCCAAAGATGCGAAATGTTATTCCCCTTCTACCTAACTTAGACTTCACTGGGGATAAGGCTGCGGCGATGTCATTGGCGCAGAGTATTCAGAATTATTATCTCTCTAAGGGGTACAACAATGTACTGGTAGAGATCCTTCCTAGAGTGCTTACCAATTCACAAGGTGATCGCGTAGCAGTGCATTGGGACGTTAGAAGCAATATCCGCTATAAGGTGTCCGATGCGGTGGCGGGTCGGGTATTTGAATAATGCCGTTCGTAGATCCGGCGAGAGATAGAGAGTACAAGAGACAGCACTACTTAGCCAACAAAGAGAAATACGCTGCGTCCAGAAAATGTAATACCCAGTTTTATCGTAAGAGGAATAAGGCTTACGTTGATAGGGTAAAGATGTTTAAGGGGTGTGCTCATTGTGGGTATAAGAAGTGCTCTATGGCGTTAGAATTTCATCATACTGACTCAGCTAAGAAAAAACTTGCAATTTCTAAATTAGTGTCGCATAATTACTGCATCACTACTATTAAGACCGAACTAAGAAAATGTGTTATCCTTTGTGCGAATTGCCACAGAGAAGAGCATGAAAGATTAGGGGACGAAGTCGAAGCAGACTTCTAGGTCTGCGACACTGCACTAGATTAAGGGGAATAACTGGGGTCGATCAGGGTTTAACCTGAGACGGCGGTTCGAATCCGCCATTCTCCACATACACCAAGGCGTAAGCCTGAGAAGACTTACTTAGTCTTCGACATTAGTAATATCTTCCTCTTGACAAATACCTCACTTTAATTCAATATACTCTGAGAGCACCCGGTAGCTCTGCCATTCTCACTTATTGGCATCTTGCGGGGGTACAGCGAAGACGAGAACTTCGATACTGTAAGGGCTGGATGCCAACCTTAATCCTTGTACAGGGATAAGAGGAAATTGCTAATCGACCGGGGAAAACTTGTGGGTTGCAACGTCGATTTAAATATAAAAGCCGGAAACCCTCGCCTTTCTTGGAGACTACCGCAGTTTCGTGCATGTTTCGGCGGTGGTCTCTTGGACAGGCGGTTATGAATACAATAAAGTGGTTGGGTAGACGTACCCTTAGGCGACAAACAAGACCGTGACCTCTCTTACGTAAATGATGTCTGCGCCACACTGTCTAAAAACTAAAAGGGGAGATATTCCGATAGAGGGTCGGGGCGGACTGTAAATCCGAGGTCTTTAAGACTCCACTGGTGCGACTCCATTTCTCCCCACCAGCTTATATTGATGAATACACTGTATATAACAAGCCTCATCAGCTTAAGCGGACTACCTGTCGATTGGGTTTAGAAATGTCCGTAAGTAGTCAAGGATGGTAACCTTGCGGTGTATTCTTCTGTATAAGTGCTCTGTCCTATGGAGAGACTAACATAGGAATTAGTGGGGTTAAGACATTTCCTCTGCTGTTTGTGGGCTCGTCTGTATCGAGCCTAATCCTTGCAAGGTCAAACAGAGGCGTAAGCCCGAGAAGACTGCTTTGTCTTCGACGAAATGTTAGGAGCGAGTAGCGATCCTCCCCTTATACAAAGATTTACTAGGTGGAGCAGCCTGCAATATTTTGTTTATTTTTGATTCGTTACTGGTAGTCATACTACCAATATACGCATAAAAGTAAACAAATGCAAGATACTTGTTTAGATTTTCATCACTCCGACCCATCTAAGAAAGAGTTCAGTATTGCTAGAGCCACTACCATAGGATACTCAAAAGATAGAATACTAGAGGAAATGAGCAAAGCTGAAGTTTTGTGCGCTAATTGCCATAGAAAACTACACTACTACGAGAGAACGCATAGCTCAATGGATAGAGCATCTGCCTTCTAAGCAGACGGTTACAGGTTCGAGTCCTGTTGTGTTCGCCAATTATAGGAGACCCAGACGATGACGCTTTCAAAATACTTCCAACAAGTTTGCCTTCATAGATACCGTAAGTTTGGTCATACGCAAATAGGTGACAGATATGTTCCTATCTATAGATGCACTATATGCAAAAAAGAGTCGGAGACTAAGCAACCTCCTCGGGCTGCGCCGAAGTTAGAGCCTAATAAATAACTATATAAGAATATTTTCTCTCTTGCTAAATCCTCCTTTTTCAGGCATTATAATTGGACAAGCCAACGATAATGAAAAGTCTTTTCTAGCCCCAGCAGCGTTAGCAGCTTAATCTAGATAAGCAAAAATCTAATGATTTCAAAGCCTTAAACTGCACCCCTTAATCGGGGTGTAGTACTTTTTTGTCTAATTTTTAGGAGAATCCCATGCTATCTATCTACTCTGCTACGTCTGAAACAACTGGTGAAACATACCACTTAACCATAGACCAGAGTAGGGATACCCTATTAAGCGAAGCCAGTCATGTGCTGTTAAAAGAAGGGAAATATATGCTCCCTGAAGAGACATCCCCTCAAGAAGCTTTTGCCCGTGCTTCTATCGCCTTTGGATCTAATCAAGACCATGCTCAGCGTCTATACGATGCAGTATCCCGTTTATGGTTCATGTATGCCTCTCCGGTGCTCTCTAATGCTGGCAATCCTAGGGGGCTACCCGCCTCCTGTAACTTAGCCTATATGGGCGATAGCAGAGAGGAGATTGCCGATACATGGAAAGAGATGTTGTTCCTCGCTACCTTAGGAGCTGGGGTTGGCCTCAATATGAGTGCTCTCCGTTCTGTGGGTACAGGCAACTCAAGAGGAACATCGACACCGGGGCTTATCCCCTTTATGAAGGTGATTGATTCTATTACGATGGCATCCAAACAAGGGGAAGTCCGTAGAGGTGCTACAGCAGTATATTTAGATATTGGTCACCCAGAGTTCCAAGAGTTCCTTGTTGCTAGAGAGGCTAGTGATGGCGGTGATATCAACCGTAAATGCCAGAATATCCACCATGCAGTAAATATCCCTGATGTATTCATGGAAGCTGTTGTAGAAGGGAAAGACTGGTATTTTGTTGATCCACATACCAAGCAAATTAAAGGGACTACTTCTGCAAGAACCTTATGGATGGATATCCTTAAAATGAGAATGAAAACAGGTGAGCCGTATCTGCACTTTATTGATGCCAGTAATAGGGCTATGCCTCAAGCACTGAAAGATAAAGGGTTAAGAATTAGTCAAAGCAATTTGTGCTCAGAGATCACTCTCCCTACCTCGCCTACTCGTACAGCCACGTGCTTTCTCTCTTCTCTGAACCTTGAGATGTTTGAAGATTGGAAGGATACTTCTATTGTTGAGGATATGGTTGAGATGCTCGATAACGTGGTAGAAGTGTATATCCGTAAAGCTCCTCCTGAATTGTGGAAAGCTGTAGCATCGGCTAAGGCTGAGCGGTCTATTGGATTAGGTATGATGGGATTCCATTCTTATTTACAAGCTAAGGGGATACCCTTTGAAGGGGTTATCGCTGCTGCTGCTAATCGTAGGATGTTCTCCCATATTCATTCTAAGGCGATAGCCCATTCTAAAGTGTTAGCCAAAGAAAGAGGGGAAGCCCCCGATATGGAAGGCACCGGAGAGAGATTCTCTTTTATCTCGTCCATTGCTCCCAATGCGTCCTCTTCTGTTCTTTGTAACTTTACAAGCCCGTCTATTGAGCCCTTTAATGCAAACATCTTCGTTCAGAAAACACGTAGGGGGGCATTCATCCTTAAGAATAAGCACCTCAATGAGGTACTAGAAACGAAGTATGGCTTAAAGGGTGAAGACTTAGAGAAAGCTTGGGATAAGATACAGGAAGACGGAGGCTCTGTCCAAGATCTCCTTTTTATGGATGCCCATGATAAGGATGTGTTTAAGACAGCATTCGAGTTAGATCAGCGATGGATCGTTGAACACGCAGCTCAGAGACAGCCGTATATCTCACAAGCTCAATCAGTTAATCTGTTTTTTCCACTTGACATTACTACACAAGTTCTACATACTGTTCATAAAGAAGCTTGGGAAAAAGGGTTGAAGACGCTGTACTATGTGCGTTCTAAATCTGCTTCTCAAATTAAACGTACAACCATCTCCACTAGCGATTGCATCGCCTGTGAAGGATAACACTTTAAAATAGACACGATAGCTACACTAATAGTTTACTTTCAGGAGAAAATTTAATGAAGATTACAAAAGATTTGGCATTCCAAGCGGATGCCCGTTCAAAAGTTGTTTCCGGTATTAACGCATTGGCGGATGCTGTGCAGGTTACCTTAGGCCCTCAAGGTCAGATCGTCCTTATCGAAGGAGATGGATATACCACATCTAACCTCGTCACAAAAGATGGCGTTACTGTGGCTAAACAAGTTATACTGAAAGACCCTATCGAAGATATGGGGGCTGCCATGCTTAAAGATGCCGCTCTTCGTGCTAACGAACAAGCTGGTGATGGCACAACGACCACAGTAGTATTAGCTCGTGCGTTGGTAAACAATGCGGTGGAGTGCCTCGATAAAGGGGTGCCTTCAGTAGAGCTAATCACAGAATTAGAGAAATTAGGAGACAAAGTTGAAACACAACTTCGAGAATTTATTAAACCCGTTAGCTCACGTGATGACTTTTATAAAGTCGCATTTACCTCTTCTAATGGTGATAGCAATGTGGCTACTATTGTCGCAGATGCTTACGCTCATGTTGGTAAAGATGGTGTCGTATTAGCTGAGGAATCCGCTAAGACAGAAACAAGCGTTAAGTTCTTAGATGGTTTCAGCGCAGACTATGGTTACGCTTCTCCTCACTTTATCACAAGTATGGATAAAGCTATGGCGGCGTTAGACGAACCAGATGTTATTATATTTAAAGGCCCTGTTCAAGACCTCTCTTCTATCATGACTGTATTGGAGAAGAATCTCTCTTTAGGGAAACCCACTGTATTAATCGCTAAGTCTTTCTCAATCGACGTATTAGGATTGCTTGTCTCTAATAAGGCACAGAATGGGCTGAAGGTCTGCGCGGTTATCCATGATGAGAATGATGAAACCTTATTCGATATGTCCGTTAAAGTAGGCTGTAAAGTTATCCCTGAAGGATTGAAGCCAAGTGTGGGCGCGGATAATGTGGGTAAAGCTGCTCGTGTACAGGTGACTCAAAAAGGGATTACCATCGTTGATGGTCAAGCCAATACTCAAGATCTTCAGGATTTAAAATCCCACATTGAAGCTTTGCTCAAAGAGGATCATACCCCTGAAGAGAAAGAGCAGTTAGAGAATAGACTGGCCCGTCTCATTGGCGGGGTGGCTATTGTCTCTGTCGGCGGTCCTACCATTGCTTACATGAAGGAAAAGAAAGATCGTATTGATGATGCTATCTGTGCTGTTCGCTCATCAGCTAAACACGGCGTATTACCGGGTGGCGGATTAGGCTTGTATCATGCCTCTAATGTTATTATTGACGATCTCACTCCTGCGGGTAACGCTCTACGTAAGGCTCTTCGCTTACCTCATTCGTTGTTAAACACCTCAAACGCTGCCCCCTCTCCTTTGGTATGGGCTGGCAGAGATGCTCGTACAGGCAAAGAAGGGAATATGTTTGAATTGGGAGTTGTTGATCCTGCTTTGTCTACGATCCTCGCTGTTCGCCACGCTATTGCTGTATGTAATATTGTCCTTAAGACAGGCTGTGCGGTTACCAATCACAATGTAGTTAAACCTAAATCGGAGGAAATCTAAATGCTTTTAGACAAACGTGCAATATATAAACCACTCCATTACCCTTGGGCATTCGACGCCTTTAAGAAACAGGAGCAGATGCATTGGCTTCCTACAGAGATCGTCCTCACTGATGACGTGAATGACTGGAAGAATAACCTTAACTCAGGACAGAAAGCTTTTCTTGAGCATCTATTTCGTTTCTTTACCCAGCAAGATGTTACGGTGGGCCATGCTTACGCATCTAAGTATCTTCCTCTCTTCTCAGGTAACCCCGAAGTAGGGATGATGCTGGCCTCCTTTAACGCTATGGAAGCTATCCATGTTTGGAGTTATTCCCTTCTTATTGATACGATTGGGCTGCCAGAGAGCGAGTACTCCGCATTCTTAGATTATGCTGCTATGAGAGATAAGTATGAATTCTTAGAAGCTGTTAATACCGAGACAGAGTTTGATATCGCTAAGGCTATTGCCATCTATTCGGCGTTCACAGAGGGTATGCAATTATACGCATCCTTCGCTATGTTAATGCACTTTGAACGGTTGGGCCGTATGCCGGGCATGACCAATATCGTGCGGTTCTCTATGAAGGATGAGATGGTTCATGCAGATAGCCTTATCCAGTTGTTTAAGGTATTCTGTAAGGAATATTTGAATGCAGAAGAAGTCTCCCTTCTTGAGGCACAAGTGCGCCACATCGCGGAGAAGATGGTAGAGCTAGAGGATAAGTTTATCGATCTAGCATTTTCTGTAGTTACAGAAGAAGAATTAAATCAAGGCTTACAAGCATCTCAGGAGCCATTAACCCGCTCAAAGTTACGCTTGTATATCCGGCATATTTCTGATTATAGGTTATCTCAATTAGGGTTCCAACCTATCTACGGTGCTACAAAGACACCCCTGAAATGGCTAGACGATCTTATGATGAGCCCAGAACATGCTAACTTCTTTGAGGTTAGACCCACTCAATATGCTAAAGGCGCAGTAGACACAACAGGAGAAATATTATGGTAGCCAGCATTATCTCATTAATCGTTATCGCCTATGGGGGCATTGTATCCCGCATTCATGGAGGAGGTATTATTGCTATTAGAAAGGTGTGGACCAATCTATTGTGGGCTCTTCCTTTTGGAATCTCAACATTATTAATCTATGATGTATATTTTAGCTTGACAACTTCTATTATTTGCGGCATCATGTGTACGTTGATTACGATGGCGTTAAAGGGGACAGGGCATGGGCAATACTTTACCTTAGGGAATTACACAGTTTCTAACGATAAACCCGAAGCATTAGACCCTATCATAGAATTAGTGTACGGAGAAGAAACACTCACCAATAAAGCTTCCCGTGACTTTATGGGGTTGGCTGTTGTAGGGGCTGCTGCCGTATTACCTATGGTGCTCTTCCTTCTCCCAATCAATCTCTTTTTAGCGATTGTCCTATTTGTAGGTGGGGCGGCTAAAGCTCTCGCTTATTCTGTAGGTTGGACTTTGTTCAGCCCTAATGAATTCCCTTCCCCGACAAATGTTGGTGAAGTTCTAACTGGAATCTTTGCATTTCTAGGTTTAGCGAATGCACTGTATTATTATATGTAACAAGGAGTATATAGAATGGCTACCAATAAAAAATTAAAAGCAAAATCAAAAGCACCGAAGATCTCTTCAGGCAAATCGAAGAAAAAAACAAAAGTAGTTACACCCGCCGTAACGTTCTCAGGTAAAGTGGAAGCCTTGGTTAGCTTCTCAAATATCTATAACAACCTGAACCGTAATTTTACAGTTGGAACATTAGTTGTTTTGAATAACTATAGCTTCTTAGGCGAGAATAAACCTGCAACGTATCGCTTGGCGATTGTGTTAGAAACACCTAAATTGTTTGCAAAATACAAAACGTATCAATTGGCTTTCATCACAGAAGATGGGGTTATCCGTACTACAGATCTAGATAAAAATGAAATCATCTGCCGTTTGGAAGACGCACCTATTGGATTCACTTTTGCATAATAGACTACCCCGTTGAGCGACGAGTAGACTTATAGGCCAGCCCTTTAATTGGGGCTGGCTTTCTTTATTGGTTTAATCCTCTGACAATACCTAAGCTACCCAAGGCCTGTATCTGTGCTCTGTCAATAGTACCGTGTACATGAGACATATTCGCCGCCTGAGGAAACAAACATACTCCTGCTGCGTTAAATAGCGGTGCTAATGATTTGTTATTCGGCTCTATATATCTTTCGTAGAAATCTTTGAATACTTGCGGACGTTTCTTAGCCAACCAATTTAGGTACGGGCTATATTGATACGCGAACTGCCCAGTACTAACACTCCCATTATCAAACTGCCCATCTAACCATCCCGACAGCTTCCCTCGGTGGATACGAGTATGGTCCATCTCACAAATAGGGATCGTCTTATTGAGTTCATTCACCGTTGCGGTCAAATCCCCTGTACGAGCAATCTTGCATATCTCTGTAAATTTATCTACAGGTTTAATATGATGAAAGGTAATATGTTCAAAGGAGCCGCATACCATACACTTAGAATTAGCTTTCATGTGTTGATGGAATCTCATAGCTAGATCAGACACATTAGTGCTCCTTTGATGTTAATAAAAAACCCACGGACTAACGTGGGCGGATTGCTTCTAATTTACGCTTGCAGTCTGAATGGGCTAAGCGGCCTCGCTCCATATAAGGGATTAACTCAGATTGAAGTTTAACTTGTTTTAAGGGCTTGGGGTATTCCTGACAGGTGTAGTATTCCGCTGGAACAGTACTAACGCTTTTGCAGCCGGGTAAAATAATCACTAATAATAGGAGCAATAGGAGCATCGACACCTTTGCTAACATCTTCAATAATTTGATTGGATTCGTCACGGTCTTCTCCCATTTGCTTGATATATTCTAGCACGGATTCTTGCCCTTTGACCAGTGCTTTCTCTGAGGCTTTTAGTCTATTGTGTTCATGGATATAAGAATTTACTCCCACACCAAACATAAATACAACGAAGAGCATTGCCGCTCTTAGGGTTCTTGGATCGAATAAGATTTTAGGTAGTATGGCAATCATGATTTAATTCCTTCGGCGGCATTACTCCCGGCTTGAGCTCGTACACAATCAATATTTTCCGCGATAAATCTTCCCAACTTCTTCATTTCCTCATACGTAAATTTATCTCCACGGGTAGAGTTACATCGGTAGCAACACGGAACAATATTATTTTTCGTATGCCCTTCGCAGTTATTAACTCTATCAGCACCTATACGCTCAGAGGACCCGCAATACACACATTTCTTCGCGGCTATATTATCTAAAAACCAGTCAATATCCAAATCAAAACCTACAAAACCTTTTTTCTTGTCTGTTAATTTGTACTGGCATATCATCTTAGATGCTTTTATCCGATTAGCGGGACGATTGTCACTCCAATTTTTGCATTCTCTGCGGGGGCGTGCCTTCTTCCCAAAAAGAATCTCTTCTGTTGTGTAATTTTTTCCTTTATGATACCTCTGCCGCACGCCATTGTAGTTTAGCTCGCAGTGTAAGCACCACTCAGCTAGGGTTCTAGTCTCGCCATCATAAGTAAGTTTTATGGCAGTATGAGGGGTGTAATTCTCCCAAAACTCTAAATAACAATTATCTGCGGAGAACGGTTTGGTCTTATCTTTACGAAATAACGACATACCTTCAGTATACTTCGGATACATATCTTCTTTAAAAGCTAAAAAAGAGTTCCATTCCGGGCTGCACCCAATCTTTTTTCCCTTTATAGTGAATTTAAACGTTCGCCATAAATTATGAAATTTCGTCCCAGCTAACCCATCGGTATACGCTAACCGAGTTTTCCACTGCTGGCTTAGCTTCTCTGACTTCCCCACGTTATTTCCAGTTCAAATTCATTTGGTAAGAGCTTTCTTAGCATATCTAATGTTTTTACAGAATCGGATACTCCCGAGCGTGCACCCATTATATATGAAGAGCCTACCAGAATGCAACCTTCCGTATCCGTCAAAGAAAAATTGCCGTTATGCAAAAGTATAGCCTCCCTATCCTTTACCCCATTTAAGGCCCACACATTCTTGTACTTCACCCCAGTGTGTTTGGCGCAGTTATATTTACCCTCCGGTATGCAAGATATGTTAGGTTTATTATCCTTCCAAGGGGGTTCCGCCGTAACACATATAGGTTTGCCCTCCAGAGCTAATACCCCGAAGGTGCCTATTGCACTTGACAGCACACGAATTAACGTAACTTTAACCATTTAATAAAACCATCCATAATCATCACCCTGAAGGTCGTTAGCAGGGGGGTCTATATCTAGGGATAAAAAGAAGGAAAGGATTACCATTTGCTGTAACGCACTTTCCTTTACGTAAGGAGCCCTTAACTTCCGTAAGCCCTCCGGCCCATGAAGCCCACGTAAGGTGGGTTCTACAGAAAGGACTTGTTCGCGTGGGATCATTAGCACTTCCCGCCTTTTTTCATGGCTTTAACTTTGCCACCGCATTTCATCTTGCTAACTTTACCGCCGCACTTCATACCTTTAGGGTCCATGCCATCTAATTTGTTAGCTCTTTTTAATGATTCTTTCGCCATCTTAGCTTCTTTTTCCGTCATCTTCATGTTATTTTCCTTTTTTCTTGGTTGTTACTTTGCCGCCTTTTTTGTAGCCATTGGGCTTGCTATACTCTTCCATATAGGCTTTATCGTACGCTTTACCCGCAGACTTACCCGTCAGCTTACGAGCCATTATAGCCGCGTTATCTTCTCTGATCTGTTGGTTATTTCTAGTTTCTTTTGGCATAATTAAACCTTCTTTCCATTTTTAGTTCTAGCACGATTAGCTGATTTACTCATAACCCTAAGATTACTCTTTGAATTATCTTTTGGGTTAGAATTCTTATGGTCCACATCCCGATTGTCGAATGGCTTTACTTTTCCTTCGGCCTCTAATAATCTACGAGCACGTTTACGGGCGGCTTGAGCTTCCGCTTGGGCGGGCTGCTTCTGGTAGGCTTTATCGTAGCTATAGTCCCGCCCTGTGGCTTTATTAGACCCCTTACGCTTCTCCGCCATCATCGCCTCCCTTACCCATTAACTTATTAAATAGTTTCTTATAAAGAACCTCTTTATGGTCATCCACGTAATCGCCTATGCCCACAACAAAGTTTAGTATATCCCTCGCAAGCAGAGCTGAGCAAGCAACCAACAACATAGCGAGGCCATTATTGAAGCCCATCTGAACAGTAACCAAGCCTATAAAGGTAGCCACTATGACGGAAAGCCCAAACTCAATTATATACATCCAGATACTATTCTTAGCAGGGCGGATAAGAATATTGATAGCACCAAATAACGCGCCAATTAAGCCATGTTCCATTTGAATTCCGTAATGTACGAGTAAATCTTTCATCTTTGCTCTCTTATCCTTAAGTATATATGACTTCTATTTTAACACACGACAGAAGTTTATTCAACCTCGTCAATGTCCATTTCATCTGCCAATATACGAGCACGTTTGTCTTTTGGTATAGCCATGATACGTGCTGCTTTAGGATTAATTTCAGCTAAGGTTTGTTTCTTAAGCCCTTCTCTGAAGTTAGCTAACGCCTCAGAAGGAGATGTTTCAGGAGAGTTATCTCTTACTTGTTTAACGTACTCCAAAGCTAAGGCTGCCATCTTCTTAGATGCTTCCTCCTGAGTGAGATTACCCGAGCGAAGGTCGTACATTGTCTTAGCCGCTTGGCGTACTACGTTTGTTCCTTGTTTCCCCGCTCCCGCTAAGTTCGCGTTCTGTTCGTATATGTCTCTTCTGACCTGAGCTACGTTTAATGGAGTAAAACCAAAACCTTGACGAACCACATCTCCGTAGGTTGTTTCGCTTCCCGGTTCACCCGGAGCTGTAGACAGTTTATTACCCGAAGCAGTTCTGAGGTCTCCTGTAGCGATCTGTGCGCCCTTTACAGCGTTCTTCAAAGGTGCTGGCAGAGCTTCAGCCGCGAATTGAGTTAAGTTCTCGCCTATAGGTTGGTTCTCTCTCCAACGCTTTAACCCGTCAATTACTGGCTGAGCGATAGCCCCCGGAGCACCCGCATAATCTAATGCGGAAGTATTCGCAGGAGGATCAATCACTTTAAGTATGGTAGAGGTAACAGGAGGATTGATCCCAATACGAGTACCGATATTAACGCCTAACACAGTCTGTAGCGGTCCGTACATGGCGAACTGACGGGCTTCTTTACCGAGACCGACATCTTTCAACACATCGTCGATTAACATCTGCGCGTCCACTTTACGGGCTCCCAATTTATCGGACAGGAACTTAACGAGCCAATCAATAACTTGATATCCGGGCATAGCTTGGATACCACCTAATTGCCACGCCGCTAAGGCCATGAGAGCGATTACCTTTAATCCCTGAGGGCTGATCTTGCCATCTTGGATCATCGTTCTTGAGAGCAATTCCATCATATGAATAGCGTAGGAAGTCAAAGGGAATATCGTAGCCCCTACGAGGTTGTTCAAGAATTCAGGTCTATTTGTTTTACCGTAGAACCCATGATACTCAAGCATATTATAAGCAACTGCGGCTTCTAATGTAGGCTGTCCGCCGTACTCAGCGTTCAAGAAAGACTGCCACAGATTGTCCCCTTTTACATCGGATAAGAAGCGATCCAATGCTGCGGGATCTTTGAATGTATCATAGATAATTCTAAAGGATGTCATACGAGCTGCGCGTTCCATATACGGGATAGCCCCAGAAACGGCTTGTCCAGCCTTACTAGATAAGATCTTCTCTTGCGTACTCTTTGTATACTTACGTGATATCTCAGAGCTGAATACGTCAGCCTGTTGGGACTCCGATAAGTAACCCTTACGATCTAAGTTAGATAAAAAGCGGATCTCTTCGGGTGACCAGTTTAATTTCTTAGCGTATAATTCTGCTCTCTGTTGGGCGTTCAATTTAGGGGTAAACGCAGATAGGGCTTTACCCACATCTTTAATTGTTGCAGCAGTCGATCTTCCAGTATTCCACTTTAATGCCTTGCTTGCCGACATATAGCGTTTCATCATTGGGACGGTTACCATCGCGGGGGTAAACGACTGCATGATAGCGGAGGACAAGTTACCAAACATAAACCAGATATAGGCTAACTGACGAACTTGAGCATTCGCGTCATCCAAAGACGTTACGTGGTCTTTGTATTTGTCAAAGTGAGTAATCACTCCTTTAGGCACACTCTTAGCGACAGCCATATTGCGTGATGTCTCATGTAGTTTATTTAAATGATTTCCAAAGATGAAGTTACCTAAAGAATAGGCACGAGCACCTAAAGCGTCAGATACAGAGCCTAATCTATTCTCTGTTTCGTAGCCGTAATAACCTCCACGCTCTCTCAAACCTTCGGTCATCTTCTCTATATCTTTAGCTCCACCTAAACCATCTAAGACTTCTTCAATGGTTCCGCGTTCAATGCCTTCTGCGAACAGAAGAGAGGATACCAGCTCATTCAATGCTGGTGTCGATTTTGTTTTACGCAGCATTTCTTTCATATTCTTAGGGTTCATTAAGAAGGGAGATGTACTTTGAAGGCTGCCACCTTTAAAGGTTACCCATTGCTCGCCTAAAGATTCCGCCTTAGCCTGAGCATCTTCTATAACTTTTTGCAGTTGAGTGGAATCCGGTTCGTCCCTGTATTTCTTCTTTTCGATACCTGTGAAATACCGAAGATCCCCTACCGAGCCATCTTCATTACGCACATAGAAGGACACCGCGTAAGGGCCTTTCTTACGTGTGTGAGGGAAGTAAACCCCATCTGTAGATTTCTTGATACGATCTATCTGGGTAACCGCTTCAATAGCGTTATCCACCATAGCGATAGTAGATGGCTTTTCCCCGATCATTGAATCTTTTAACGTGTTTAAATCTGATAGTGTGAAATTATCTTTTAGATCTATCCCAGCTAAGCGAAGACGTGGGGCGATTGTCATCTTCATAAGGTCAAGCATCTCTTTATGGAACTTCTGCAAGTCTTTAAACGCTGCTGTTGTTCTCTTATCTGCTAATAGTTTCTTCCCTTCGCTAGTCTTGAACATGAGGCGACCATCCGAGGCATACTCAGGTTTTTGGATCTCCGCGTTCCAAGGGGCTGACATCTCATCCATAACGTAGTACGCTTTTGAAGATGTATCTTCTCCGTATCTATCAACAATCGTTTGGAGTTGTCTATGTAATTCGGTGTTGAACTCTTTAACGAAGTTTGACTTACGCTCAGCAGCCCAGAAGAAGGGAGCGTACACAGGATAGCGTCTGATTAAATGGGATATAGAATTGAATAGCACACGAGCTCTATTAACCATAGAGAGGCCACCCTTAGATTTGGACCAGTCCAAGTTGTCGATATCCACTGTCCCTTTTTCGATACCATTAACGATCTTGACTACATCTTGGTATTCATCGCTAATAGATACCGCGTACTCTACTACGGGATTATTCGCCGCTTCATTCGCATCTACTTGTTCTTTTGTAGATGTAGGATTGGACGGATCTAATTCAGAAGCAGTGGTATCCCCGATAACCTGTTTTACTTTAGCCACGAATGGGGGAGTAGAATCTTCTGCGGATGCTTTATTATCTTTATTGAGCACAGCATTTGTAGTGGCTTCTCTCGTAAGAGCAGCGGCTACCGCAGGAGCAGATCGCATAGCTGTCTCTACGTCTTTTGATTCTACGTCAGGAAATGAATTCTTAACGAAATCATGAGCTGCGGTTAAACCTTGTCTGAGGTTAGTGATGCCCTCAAAGAACCCAACTTGGCGGAGCCCAGTATAGATGTCATTCAATGCGGCTGCTCTATCAGCAGGAGATTTGGTATTATCTTTAGCTGTGGAGATACGCTCTTGTAAGGCTGTCTCAGTTTCAGGCTTTAGAGTAATCTTAGGGTTAAGTCCCAAATTACGGAGCTTCTGTGTGAATACACTAGCTACTGGCATAGGCTGTGGAGCAGCGGGTCTACCCACTGGAGCATTAGGAACTTCAAAGAACTTAGGTATACGTAAATTACCCCCACCTGTATTCTTCTTGGCAGCATCTTTTATTTGTAATCGTAGAGTAGCTGCTTCCGCGTCCAACTCAGAGCGACTCATTCCAGTTGTATCTTGCAGCCATTTCAGATAGTCAGCATCTCTATTGGATTTCTTCTTTTGAGAGATAATAAATAAAGCTTTATCCACATCGCTTTCAAAGTCAAGCACATTGCTGTCTTCCCCAACATTGAATCTAGGCTTAGCCCCACTTAAGTCCCGTGGAAGGGATAATTTTCCTTCTGACATTGGAACAGTGTTGTCAGGTAATAGATTGGGCGCAGTAGCGGGGGTTACCTTTTCTGCTGCGAGGATCTCTTTAGCAAGTTCTGCTTTTGTCTTACGGACATCGACACCTTTATCGTTTTGTCTAAAAGGAGAGATGTTTCTTTTCTTGGCTTCTTCTACGAGGCTATCCATCTTATGCTGCGATAAACGTTTTAAACGTTGATCTTCTGTGCCTGTCAGCATTGACTTTTCAACAGCAGTGAGAACTCTCTTTTCTTCTGTCGAAGACCGAGGGGGCTTCTCTGCCCCTGACGCCGCAGCTTTTGGTGCTGGCTCTGTAGGTGTGGTTGTGGGGGAAGTAACAGGCTCTTCTGTGTCCTGAACTTCTTCAAACCCGGTAGGTTCCTCAGTAGGGGTTGTCTTGTCTTTGTGCGTTACAGGAGCTGCGTTATTCATGATACGCATTGCGGTGGCTTCGACAGGAGCTGATACACCCTCAAAAAAGATCTCTGCGGCTATGTCAGAGGGTGTCCCCCGCATCGTAATATTTTGGGCAATCGCTTCTGATCCAGCACCAATAGAAGCTTGGCCCAAGGCTTCAGACAATGCCCCTTTTACAGTCCAGATCTCTGTTCCCATTTTAGAGGCGAACTTACCTGATGCCCCAATTCCTAGGAGGGTGGCTAGGCCATCCATAACCCCCCTACGATTGGCAACTGTTTGAATGTCATCCGCTAATTGGGGATTCTCTTTCAATAGTTGTTTTGCAGCTTCTACATCTGTAGTTCCGGTTAAGTCGTATAGGATGTTTAGTTCTTCATTACCAGAAGAGGATGTACCCGCCTGTGCAGCCGCAGCCCCAGTGCCAGCAGCTCCCGCAACCCCAGCTCCCACTCCAGCAAACCCTGCTGCCGTTTTAGTGACGAGCATAGACACGAGAGCTGGCCCGAATTGGCCTAATACTTGTGCGCCCATTGTACCCGCGAACTTAGGATGAGTGGCGAGTATCTTCAACCCTTCGGTAACCGTCTTTGCGTTATTAAGTTTATCCTGTACCGCAGCGAACTCAGGATCTTGCTTTACTTCAGCCGCTAGATTTTGTAGATAAGCAGCAGTCTCATTGGCCCCAAAAAACTTGGCCTGACCTGCTAAGTTGGATACAGCACCTTGATAAGCAGACGCACCCAGATTACCTAAGTAGGATCTATTTGGGCCTTCTACAGATGGTGTAGGCTCGGCCTCAGGAAGAGTAACTCCAGTTAGCGTAGAAGCCTGTTCTGGGGTAAAGCCCCGACCTAATAAACTCTGGAACTTAATTTCCGCTGGAGTAGGCATAGAGCCCCCTTACTTATTTGTTATTGCCGTAGACACTACGATTGAACTTAATTTCATCCGCTAATTGTATAGCCTTTGCGTCTGCCAATGTAGCTTGCGCTTCTTTGAGAGCTTGGCTGTACGGATCTAGTATCTTATCCGAGTTCATTTTATTAACTTGGATACGATTAGATTGGGTCTGCATAGCACCGCGTTCAGCTTCAGAGGCGAGGCCAAGAGCTTTGAGACGCTCTGCTTCTTTCTCTGATTTCGATTTGCTGCTTTGCTCTAATTGACCAGCAAATGCGTTACCGCCAGCGGCTAAGGCTTCAAAGAAATCGCCATCAGATGCCATCATCGCTAACCCCGCTTTGAACATTGGCATATAAATTTGACCTTCATATCCTAAAAAATTATACTTCTGGTAATTGCCATCGTCAACTGGTTTTTTGCTTTCACCAATTAATTGTTTGATGTAATCTTCGGTGACTTTTAATTCAGGCATTGCGTAATCAGGAACCACGTTCATTTGCTGAGCGACTGTTTGGGCCGCTGCTGTGGCTGGAGTTTCCACCGCTGGGGGAACAAATGCCTCAGGTTTACGGTTAGCTTGAGCGGCAGCCACTTGCGCGTCTAGGCGAGTAGGGGGGCCGTAGAAAGAGCTGTCTTTCGGGAGAGGCTTAGGTGAGTCTAATAGATAACTCATATCCTCAGCACCATTTGGGAGAAGAGGCATCGCCGGGATTTCCTCGTCTGTAGCAATCACTGCATCTGGGTCACTTACGTACCCGGTAGCATTTGGCACCACATCTGTAGGTAAAGCCGATGCTGGGGCTAGGAGAGCAGCGACATTATTACCGCGAATAGCTTCTCTCGTCTTCATGAATTCTTCGTCAGCAGCGGTTACTTCACCACCATTAGCATAGCCTTCAACTACCGCGCCACCATCTTTAAATCTATTGAATGCATAAGGTGTGGGTGGCTTAATTATAGGTTTTATTGAGGATGTACCTATGGCCGGGTTGGAGCCTAATGAACCTGAATAAGAAGGGGATTGGCCCCCGCCGAATAAGTTACCAAATAGCCCGCCTCCACCACCTCCGGCGGCTCCTTGTGCGGCTAAACTCGCCCCGCCTGTCATGTATGCTGCGCCTAGTGTGGTAGCTAATCCGGCTATCTGTCCTAAAGCTCCACCGCTCTCTTTGCTTGTCGTGCTTCTAGTGCTTCCTTTGTACGTCTCCGTATAAGGTTGTAAAAAGCTCTGAGCCCATTGAGCTTGTTGATACGGGTATTGTTGCTCCGTTAAGAAGTCCTGATAGTTTACATCAATATTGGATTGATCCTGAGCTTGTTGTTGACCACCGATGCCTAACAAGGCTTGGGCGTACTTCATTTGAGGATCGTTATTGCTTACGTCAATGGATCTGCCGATAGCTTCGGACATCACGTTAGACCCTTGGTTGAATTGATTGAGGGCGTTATTGTACGCATCAAATCTTCCGGTATAATCTATGTCGGATAAGCGTCTTTGATTTTGATCTTCTTGTTGAGATTTCTCAATCGCAAAGCGAGATCCGCCGAATGCTCCAGCTAAGGCACTCTCTTGCTTGAGACGCGCCATCGCATCTGATTGTGATTCCGCTTCTTGTCTCTTTGTCAAACCTAATACTTGTTCTAAGTATGGGTTCATCAGACCTTGGATATCCTCCGAGGTTGGGCCTTGAGCGCGTTTAAAGAGGTCTAAGATGCCTTGATTGGCAACTGCCCCGCGAGAGGCAGCATCGCCCTGTCCAGCACGAACAAGGTTAAATGCGTTTAATTGGTCAGGAGTAAAACCAGCAACACGGTCGCCAGTATAGGCTACGTATGGGTTCTGAGAAAGGGAATCGACTCGGGATACAAGGGCTTTATTCTTTTCGTCTAACCACGCTGGCACATTTACTGTGGTGGTTTCTGTAGTTCTATTCTTCTTACTGCCCATTATCTGATTACCCTAATTAATGTGAGAGGCTATCGTGGCGTAGTCCGAGAAGACTACTTAGTCTTCGACCGGAACATGGTCCAAGAAACGGCTTTATACCCGCGCCTCATTATCATCTTTGCCTTTTTCGCCAAGTCCTTATCACTAAAAAAGGAGAGGGCTATTGGGACATTATTAAGTTTAGCAAATTCTTCCGCAACAGACAACATACGCTTAAAGGCGTTATAGCTGCGAAACTCGGGCTTTATATAGAACATAACGTCCATCAGAACAAGTTCATCTGACCACCAATATTTATCGAGTTCAATACCTAGGAACCCGCATATTTGTCCATTATTAGTGTACCCAATAAGGCAATTTTGCTTCTGTAGGGTTAGAAGCATCCTGCACATACAATCGTGATTGGGTTTAGGTAGATCAGGCCCAAACTCTAACACAGACGCGGAGAGCAGCATTTCTACGCAAGTTTCAACATCTTTTTCTTCTAAAGCTTTGATTTCAAATGGAGATCCGCGCATATTACCACCTAACAATGTCGTATGTTTGTCAAGTATTTTAGCAAAAAAACTTGGATATGTAAAGTATTATTCTGCTGACTTGGCAGGAACGGACATTATCTGTTTGCCTACTTGAACGATGGCGTCTCCAAATAAGGCAGCAGCTTCTCTATCCATCTGGAGGGCCATCTCTACAATTTGTTCTAATACACGGACACCCGGATCAGTGGCTCCCCCGCCTAATGCAGATACCGCATCCGCACGAACAACGAATTCACCTTCGGACAATAGAGCCGGGTCGAAGCCTTTCGGGGTTTCTATAACCGCAGGAATGCTATCAGATACGCCGTTTCCGGGACCCATCATTTTGCCACCCTTTTGAAAGCGTCTCACAGGTTGGGGAGCTTGGGGCATTTTTGATAACATACTGATAAATTGCTGAGTATCCATGAGAAAATTATACCACCTTACTTATGATTTGCCAAGAAGTTCCATCACTTAACACTGTGTAAGACACATATCTCGTCGTTGTAGACAGAGTACTAGCCCCGTCTATATTTGCTGTAGAAGATTGAAACCTCACGAAGTTACCTGAAGCGTCTGTCTTCTTAAAAGTGTACACCGCATTCTCAGCTTTATTGGCATCTGGAAGAGATATTGTGACACTCCCCGCAGTGGCATCGGATAAGTATACAGTGTACTTACCAATCGCCTGAGTAGAGGCTGTTATCTTAGAGTAGATTGGTCTAAAGCTTTCTTCTTCCTCAATACTTGTGTAGTTCTCAATCTCACGTACAAGCTCGTCGAGATACCTTCTCAACTCCATGAGATCCTTGAATTCTGAATAGGCTGCGGGAAGTCTTAATGGCATTATCTTTTACCCGCTGTTCGTGATGCAAACTTTATTCTACCCAATTTATAGTACCCATTGGCTGTGTTACTTTCAAGCTTTACTTCCAGCAAGCGTCCTCTACTTCTAACATCTACCTTTTCTGTACCTTGAGGAATAGAATACGTTTTTGTGGATACTTGGGAGGAAGCAACATATTTACGCGCAGACAGAGTGAGCGTCATGTCTCCGTTGAAGATACCATCAGGAATGTACTTATCGACGAAGAGGAAATCATCCCCATTTGTAACATCAATCTGGCCTGTCTTGATGAAGCTCTGCATAGCCGAGCCATCATTATTGCGGCCTTGTTCATGGACATACAATTCCCCGGTGGAATCGTAAGCTATAGGTCTAGCGTCCAGTGCCTTATCCGTCCAAGTTGTTCTGTTAAGTGTCCCATCATAAGAAGTGTTATTGCCGTAGTTATAGATGAAGTATCTGTCAATCTCATTGGAGCCTGTCGTTGCATAGAAGAACCACAGTTCGTTAAAATCGCCGTTAATTCCCACGTGGAACTTAATAACTTGATCGTCGTTAAACTTACCCACCGAATTAGGATCAAAGATATAGTCTTCTACACTTAATGGGAGATTACGCACTTGCCCGGTGTACATCTTGCATGAGGAATTGCTCATCCATATAACTGTGCCATCAACGTCTGCCGCTGCGAAGGGGGATAGTAACCCGCAAGCCTTACCCACTAATTCTACTCTGAAGACAGCCGAGGTGGCTACCGGGGTCATACGATACAGCGCGGAATCAGTCCACACAAGGATCTCTCCGTTCTTTGTCTCTAGTGCTCCTATGATCTTACTACCAATAGTTAAGCGATACTCTCCTGCGAGGCTTCCCACGCCCGGAGTAAAGTCAGTGTAGTCCTCACTATCTGACCAACGGATAAGCATAGGATCGAACACGGAGCTAATATCTTCAGTTCCAAAGAGAATGATCTGCCTAAACTTTGAAGACATTACCATGAAATTGCTTCTGTCAGGTGCTCCTGATACTTCTGCTGCACGAGTGCCGACACCTACTGAGGTATCCCAAAAATAGAGTTTGCCCCCTAAAGGTAAAGCTAATAGATCTTCGCCCCAATTCTCTAGGCACCACATACGGGCTTCGCCAAATAAACCGATACTCCTCGCATCGCCCCATTCTTCTTCGCCGTAATCACCGACTCCCCAACCGAAACCGGAAGACCCAGAATCGGCCAACCCTGCTTCTAAGTAATAATTAACCGTTATGGCACCGCCCCCCGTGCCGTTAGCGGATGCGTTAGTTGACGCAGTGATTGTGAAGTTATCAACATCTACAACTGTCTTGATTTCGTAATCACCTAATAGAGTTACCCCGTTATAGGTTACCGAAGTACCTATGTTAATCCAATCTCCAACTCGTGCTCCGTGGGCGGTATCGAGAATATTAACGGAGTTTGACCCGCTAACGGTTGTGAGAGGGTTTGCTAACGCTGAGGTGGCTCTAAAAGGCGTAATGTTAAAATATGTACCGCCAGAGCGAACGTATAAAAATAGATGAGTGCCGATTGCGCTGTAACTGGACGCGCTTACAGAGCTCCACGAAAGGTTACGTCTAGGGACACCGTTAAACGATCCCTCGATAATCTCTCTTCCCCATCCGCCAATCTTTTCAGGAACGTTAGAAGAGAAGCGTACTTTATCGCCGTCTACCCAGCGGACACCCGAATAGTACGGGCTGTTATTACGGTGAATGCCCGGTTCTGGAATGATACCATCATTAAATGTTGCTGTCGTTGAGGCCATCTTTTATGCTTTCTAAAGCACCTTACTTAGGTTAATGCGCTTTATAATGTACATTAGTCGGGGTTTGTGTATAGAATAGTAAGCATTAACCGACTTTAGTAATGAACACATCCGCGTATACTTCGACACCGCCAAAGCTATTAGCCTCGCCAAGTCCGTCATTCGTATCTGTAGTTTCGCAGCGGTGTTGCAATTCAAATGTTTTTGAAGCGGTTATCGTGAAATACCCTTTTCCATTTGACCAATCCCCCGTGCTGACAGAATCACTCACACGATTATTTTCCCCGTATAGCACTGCACTAGAGTCGGAGGTATTATAAAATCTAGTTTGATGACGCTGCACTTGAGAACCACACGCGCCAAACTCTACTACATACGATCCCGTAGGTAAGGTGATCTGGTTAGAGCTAAGAGATGCCCCAGTAATGGTGTTTGTCTTCTCCGTGTTGAGTGTGCGTGTTCTCCACGCTCCGTTTGTGAAGGACCCCCCACCTGTGCCTGAAGATTTCTCATCTCGTACATGGAGAATTTGATCGCTTATTAATGCGGGTGAAACTACTGTTGTCATGGTAAAATCTCCGTTATTGTAATAGATGACGCGCAAACGCCGCCAAAACGCCTAGCACCACCAACCCCATTAACAGTAGTGGTCCCCGCACTGTCGCACCCAGCCCTAACATTAAAAGTCGTAGGGCTTGTCGTCCCTGATGTCATGTAATGCCTCAAAACAACACTTTGGCCATTACCACCAGTAGACGCAGCCCTATCAGATATAGCCGCTATGGCACTTGAGTTTGAATCTTGAAACAAAGCAATGGAAATATTAGGAGAAGTGGAGTGAGCTATAAACAAATTTACCTCAATCATTAATTTGCTAGTTGCGCTTCTAGGCGTTATAGATTGCGATAAATATTGGTCCCCCTCTGTGTTTTGAGGTATTGTGTCATCGAACGGCAATATTGTTGTCCCTGGTGCAACGGCACCAGTTTGGTTGCCAACAATCTGTAAAATATTTCCGTAAGCTCCACCACCCACCCCATCGGCTTTGAATACTTGCCCCGC